AGCCCTTTTGTTTGTATTGCCAAGATTAATCATGTAGCTGTAATCACGGCGATTAAAATCTTGGCATGTACAACAGTACCTGGTGCCGGTAATAAAATAACGACCAATGTCTGGTGGGCGTGTTGCAGGTGTTACAAGAACACGATCTGGCGTGGCTTCAACTGAACCATTCTTTCGTAAAGTTAAAATTCCTGTGTCTTCATCTGTATCTACTAAAACCGCTTGAACATACCCGTAGCGTTTTTGTGTGTTGGGATCAATTGAATCACGGTCAATTATGATGCCATCTTTTGTAATTATGCGATCTTCTATAACCTCTCCATTCAATGCTTTTAGACCTTCAATTCCACCACCTAAATTTATATATAAAGGAGCCGGTAATTTATTAGATACACTCCAGGGGCCGTTTAATTTTACATACCAATAATTAGCATCTTCAGTAATTGATTCAATGTACGCATCAATAAACTCAAGTTTTGCTTCTTCATCTAACCATTGACCAACATTTTCATAGTCTTGGATTTGTGCATCAAACCAGTATTGATTTACCAAAAGGAATTGATCCTGTAGTTGATCAAATCGAACACTTCCAAATTTTTTTACCCCGCCCCAGTGCATACCAAACTCTTTGTTGCTAGTCGGATATCCTTTGAAAGAACCTTGTATGTCTGGGTATTCCGTGCCAGGGGGTAAAAAGCCTTCAGGGAACGGTACTCTATATGAAAAATCATAAGCATAGTCATTATCATGTAACGAAGCACAGGCCATTTCGTAGCCTCTACGCCACCGCGTCCAAGAAGATTCCCGATCAATTACGCTAATTGATCCAGGTACTCCTCCTTTAGAAAACTCTGTTCTAATTACTGGCACACGGAAAGGATCTGGACTTTTGGTTGCCCCAAAAGTTCCAAAAGTATTTCCTTGTTTGCTAGCCATTCTTTAGAAGAATCCACCCTGTGCAATCACTTGCACGCCAGGGATGTAACCGGAAGAGTTGGGGCCATCAGGGAAAACACCAACGTAAATACGGTCGCCTCGTTCTAAGTAAATGCCTTTGTTGCGCAGGGGGGATGTTGTTCCAAGTCCATTTGTATTTCCTGCAGAAGGCATTGGATATGCCAGTTGGGGCATAACGTCTGAACAATCGATCACACCACTGTTTGCCGGAACGGTTTTTGCAAACAGAATACGGTAGTCACCAGAAGCGGGGATAGGCGTGGTCGTATTACGTGTTTGATAAAACACAAAGGTTGCGGGTTGTTGGTAGCCGTATGCAACACCTTGGAAAAGAAAACCGGTTGTAGTACCGCCTGAATAATTAAATGCACCCAACTTGCCGGTAGTAGTGGTTGCTCCTGTATATGTGTAATAACCAACGCCACTAGCGGTGCCTGTGTTCATTCCTCCCGTGTTGGTAACAGAAACAATTTGACCACTTACCAAAGAGGTAGCATTACCAGAAGTTGAGGTATCTAAGATGTAATCAGCACCACGGTAAAAGTCGTTACGAACAATGGTAATAGAATCAACAACACCACCAGAGTTATTGTCTTCGCTTAGTGCCGCGTCCATATCAACCAAAATGGACGGCGCCTGTCCACCTTGCACAAACAAAGTATTTGTTGCTGCACTACCAACAGTCTGCGTCGTCACCCGAACTGAATCGAATAAAGGACGATCAGTAAAAACGGGTTGCTTATTTGAGCTAGTTGAGGACACGCTTCTTACTTCAGCTTTTTGTTAATTATAACCGTTAGCCATTTGATTGAAGGCTAAAAATGTTGGAGGCAGTTTTATCTTTGAAGACATAGCTGCATCCGGATTATTTTGCCAATTTAAAAAGTCTTGAAAAGAAGCTCCACCGGTTTTAGTCTCCGGTTGGAACTTCCATTTTTTATTGGCTTCATACTTGGTGATAGCCATGGGATTTAATGCCGCCGTACCATAAGTGGATTGGCGGATTTCCCCAGGGAGATATCCAGTATCTAAGTAGTCAGCAAAACGCGCCATTACGGTATAGTTCCAAAAAGATTAGGAAGTAAAGGCCGAATAAAACTAAGCGCAAATTCTTGTGCAAAGTTTTTCTTCCCCTCCGTTCCAGGGGAGGTAAGTCCTAGCTTGGAAAGAAGAGCGTTAACTGGGGGTGGTGCGGATGTCGGGGAAGGCGGCATCACAGCAGGTTGTTGTGCAATCGTTGCTGCTCCAAAAATATTTGTACCTTTCTTCAGAACATTAGGATCTGAATCAAAGTAAAAATTACTTTTTCCTGGAATGGGCGCATAGTCTCCTGGTTTTTTATTGCCGTAGCCAGCAACACCCCGGAAGGACATGGCTCCCTTAGAACGTTGAAACTGTTGTCCAACCATGGTTGGATCGTTAACAATGTTCCGCAAGCGATCAAATTCTTCTTGACTACCTAAAACTTTTGCGCCGTACGCTGGATCAGCAAGCTGATTCATGTTGATGTTACGTCCGTAAATTGCTTCATATTGCCCAGGGGCAGTTGCAATGTTACGAATGTCACGTCCGCCCCAACCACCATGTAGACGACGGGCAAGCGCATTAGAAGCAACAGCTGCTACGTCTTCTCCGCGACCTCCACGATATCCTTCCAATCCGGAAAGAACGGTTAAAGCGTTGACTTCTTCTGGTTTTAAACCAAAAAGTTCTTGTACAGTTTTAGGTGCCATTTTTACTGCAACCTCCCCTTCAGTTTTTGGATTTCTCTGTAGGCAAGTGCTGGGTTTTTCTCTGCCCAACTCTTTAGATTTTCCGGTGTCATACCAGGCGCACCACCCAGTTCCTGGAGCTGACTCACCAAAGTCCCGTTTTGCATCATACTCCTACCCAGTTGCTGTTGGCCCTCATAGTAGGAAGAAAGAGGAATGTTTGTAGGAGCATTGAACTGCTGAGCAGCATTAAGTACTTCTTGAGAGAGTGCGCGGTTAATAACATCAGAACGTTGTGCGGGAACACCGGCCCCATTGGAGATCACACTGGATCCCACTTGTCCGGCTTGCCGCCCACTAGAGAGGTCCAGTAAAGGACCAGGGGCAGGGGGAGGTGGGTTAGCACCTTCCGAATAAGTCCGCTGCCATGCTAGTCCTGGCCCCCTCCACTCAACTTCATTTCCACCAAGTTGAGATAAGGTGCCAATGGGTCGCTGTGCGTTTTGTTTTTTAATGCTTTCTAAAGCTTGTAGGCCACCGTATCTCATTGGATCATTGTCTCGCAAAGTTCCAGTGGCTAAACCAACTCCTGCGTTGCGTGGATTTAAAAATGTGTCATAAAGACCTGCGGTAAGAACTTTAAAAGGAGTAGGGCCAGGAGTAAGTAAACCTATGTTTGCTGTATCCCGCATTGACTCAGGTAACAAAATATTAGTGGCAATTCCTACGCCAAGGTTTACAGGATTAAGTGGATTTAAAGATTTGCCGACTTGACCAAGAAAAGTTGTTGGATTACGTGTAGCAAGTGGGTTCCATGCAGTTGGACCAATGTTTTGAAGGTTACGAAGCACTCCTTGAGAAGTGTTGATGCCAGCTTGCGCTTGACGTTGAAGATATTGAGCTTTACCTTGTAGCAATGTTAAAGGATCGTTTAAAGGAAATTGAGCAGACGTAGGTCCAGGACGTAAAGATCCTGCCATTCGTTGTGCACCTGAAGTAACGTTGCCGCCAAACTCTTGCAGAAAACGTTGGGCGCCATCAAGATTGTATCGTGGATTATTAGAACTTTGTGGACCGCCAATTAACGGAGTCCACCGTCCAGTTTGTTGTCGTACAAGTTTCTGTCCAGCTAGACCAGGGCTAAAAGTACTGGGAGAACCTGAAAGTGGGGTGGCAAGACTTTCCTGACTGAACCGACTTCTAGGTCGAACAACCGCATCTTTTACAGCTCCGGCAGATCTAACCAAAGCAGACTCCGCTTGGGTTCCCATCCCGCGAAGCATAGGGGCTACCAAGTCGTCAGTAAATCCTTGAACGCTACGTGCTGCCTGGGGTAAAACTCGAGACCCCGCTTGCTGTAAAAGTTGTTGAAAAAGTTTATTCATTACCTACACACTCCTCTTAAATAGATACGTGAACCAACTGCGGTATCTGCTGGGCCAGGTAAAGCTTGAATGAATTCTGCGCCAGAACGCTCGTAGCGATAACGCGCTTGGAAAGGATCTTTGTAATTGGGAACGTAAAGAATACCGGATAAACGATTGGTTTCGTATAGATAAATCTCGTCCCAAACTTTTAATGCTTCCTTGGCATTACTTGACCTGATGGTACGATCAACGTCACCAGCAATACTTTCTAACCGAGTTGAAGGAGAAGTTGCAACTTCGGTTTTCTTTTCAGCTGTATCACAACGGCCAATTTGAATAACAATTTTATCGTAGAAATAAGAATCTGGAACGGTATTCATTGCTTCTTCGAGCCTGGCATAGTCACCAGCAGGCACGGAAACAGTGAAGTACCCTAGATGGTACCTGACCCTACTTTTATCGAAGTCAGATAAATTCACTTCTTATTTCTCCTGTCTATTCATTATAAAGGAAAGAATCAAACTGGATATCCAGAAAGATAGTCTGAGGTTGATGCGGCTTGTCCCATTAGATAAGGTTGTTGGCCAACAAAAGATGAAAGAAAAGATTTTTTAGGTGTCAATGCATTGCTTAATGCACCTGCAATTAACTCACCTTTTAAAGTTTCTTCTAGTGTTTTTTCTTTTTGTGGTTGTTGATATTGTGTTCCATACATGAACGCTTCAAGGATGTCCTTGGTGCGCGTGTCATTTGTTGTTGGTGTTTCACCAGGGAGTGTAGGCGCTGCTGGTAGAGCTGTCGACTCTGGGGCCGATGTTGCTCCAGGGAGTTTGCTCATGTGAAACACATCTAATTTATAAGGGCCGGTATGTAAAGTAGATACGTTTCCAGCACGGCCTACATTGGCCAATCCTGCAACACTTCCACCACCCATAAAACGCAAGTCCGTACCTTCTGGAAAGTTATAGTCCTCGCCGCGATGCGCAACATTCTTTGCGCCGGTTACTGGATGCACTGCTCGCACCCCAATACCTTCTGTCAATCCAACAGCAGGATTTAAACGGAACTGACCCCCTGTTGCAGGGCTGTACATCTGTTGCCAAGCTTGTTCGTTTGGTAAACGAAATTGAATTTTTTGCCCAAGGTCAGCGCGAGCCTGAGACAATCCATAACGTTTTCCATCTTTAATTACTTCGAAATGACCGTGTGCTCCAGTAACACCACCGGTTGCACCCGTTTTCCCCAAGTAAATTGCAGAACCGCCTGCCATTATCAACAACCTTTTTTTTATTTTAAAACGAAAAAACCCCCGGTTACCCGGGGGAGCTAAAGGAGATGAGTATTAGACACGAATTAGGTCAGCAGCTAAGACAGAATCCCAATCAACCCGTTTGATTTGTTTGAGTTGCTCCAGGTTATTAAACCTTTCACCCGATAAGGACATTTGAAGGTCTTTGATTTCCCGGGCAGTTTTAAGACCAATACCTTTGATATGATCAGCGATCATCTGTGGGGTAGCGGAATTAACATTCAAACGTGTTTCCGGAGGGAATGCTCGGACTTCTTCTTTGGCTGCTTTATCTTTGACTTGTAAAGTTGTTACTTTTTTAGTAGCAGCTTCATCAGGAGTCAATTCGGTTTTGTAAGCGGTAAAAAGGCGACCGTCTTGGTCTTCAACCATGAGCCAATCGCCGTTGTCAAACTCACTAATAACCTTGACCCGAGCACCGGTTTTTCTGTGTTGATAAAGCATTTGGAACCAGGAAATAATTCACTGGTCCCAGTTTAGCTTAATCAGCTGACGGTGCGGTTATTAAGATATGCTTCGATATCTTCGTAGCCAGGGGCAACGTCGGGCTGGATGTAGCACACTTCAACAACCAGGTAACCGGCACGGCCAGCAGCAGAGTCGCCACTGGAGATGTAGAAACCGTTGGTGGTAGAAGTGGAGTTTGCGGTTGCCTTCGAATACACCTTAACGGTGGTAGAAGCCTGCACCGGGTAGTATGCAGTACCAGGGCCAGGAACCGTACCAGCAGCACCAGTAGTGGTGATGAAAGGATCCGTGCTATAGGCAGCGGTGCCACCAGCAAAGAAAATTTCACCAGCTTGGGTGCCAGATGTGGTAGAAGCCAAGTTTGCCTGGAACACACCTTCTGCAACACCAGAGGCAGCAACAGGGCTACCAGCGTTGTCGCGGCCCACGGAGATCACGTTACCCGTGGCGGCATAAACACCGGAAGCAACACGATCATCACCCCAGCCAGAAGCCACGGAGATAGCGGTGCGATACACATAAGCAGTGTTAGTGGTGTTACCAGAGATCACCATGCCGGTGATATCGGTACGAGTATCGTCTTGGCGATAAGGCGAAGGAACGATAATCGAAGCAGAAGCAACTACACCAGCACCAGAAGTGTTGGTAACGGGGACATAACCACGTTGCTGGAAATAACGATAGCCGGGGACGGCCAACACGCAAGTGGGGCCGCCTTTAGTCAAGTCGTTGGTACCATCGACAGGGTTAGCGTCAATGTTTTTGTACCAACCGTTTAAAGCATTTACCCAGTTACCGGGATAAATCTTTTTAGCAGACAAGTAAGTCATTTATTTTACCTAAAGTTATTGTTGATTATCAAACGGTGCCGTCATCAGAGACGAAACTGAATGCAGTGGTGACAAAATCTTTGTTCAAGATTTCAAAACCTGCGTACAGCTGCCAAATCAAGATGATAAAGCGGCTGAAGTCATCGTTATTGTTGATGAGCACCTGGGCGTTAGGGCCACCGATACCAACACCAATTGCCTGAGGACCGAAGAAATAACCTTGGGCAATTTCTTGTTGAGCGTAGGTGCTAGCGTTGAAAGTAGCGCTAATAGTGCGGTTGGGGAAGTTGGTCGATTCGAAGAACTTCACACCTTCAAACTGCACGCCAGTAGGCATAACAGGTTCGCCAGCAAGGAAATAACCTTGACCAGCTTGAGGACCCATGTAGAAGCTGGCGTTGTTAGGCATCATGGGGTTGCCCATGTACATGCCTTGGCCAGGGTTACCAGCGTAACGAGCAATCTCACGGAAGTCAGGATCACGACGCAGGTGCATCATGAACGTAGGATCGCAAATACAGCGATACAGACCGTCAGCGTAAGTCGGTACGTTGCGCTTGCGCAGGTCCTTGACAACAGTCAGAAGGTCGGTGCGAACAGAAAACTGCTGAAGATCAGCGGTGTACTCAGTAGAAGTATAAGTGATAGAGCCATTAGAGGCTTTAGTCTTATTGGCGGGGAAGTAGTAACCACCTTGA